ATTTTGGAGCGGGATACGAGTCTCGAACTCGTTTCATTCCTCGATATACCGAAACATCTTGTGCATACGCACCTTTTTCGCACCAGGCCTAAAATTTAAAACTTTCACAAATCCGATTTAAAGGACACTCTCCAATTTTTGCCTTGCGTCCTCTATCATCTTCGGTTTAATCGATAAATAGACATCATGAATCATCTTCGCATTGGCGTGGCCTACCAGCTGAATGGCTATTTCCTCCGGCACGCCGCCCATCGCCAGCATGCACACATACTCATGCCGGAACTGATGGCCGCAGACGGGCACCTTCCACACGTTATATTTGACCGTTTCAACTCTTCCGCGCCTGTGGGCCTGCTTGGTTTTCGGGACGGCTTCGGCCATTCCGTACTTCCGCCAGAACCGCGCCCAGAGCACATCATAGCCTTTCCTCGTTATCGGCTTTGTATCCAGCCCGACGATGTATGTGTCTTTCGGCATCTTTCGCACTGATTGCAGCGCCTCCCGCAGCATCGACAGCAACGGCACTTCCCGCACTCCCGCCGGAGTTTTTGTGTAGTCATGAATCTCCGGCTCGTTGCCCTTGTGGGTCACAGTTTTATAAATGCGGATTGTGTTCTTCTCAAAATCTATATCTTTCAACTGTATAGCGCACATTTCTCCGCGCCGCTCTCCGGTGCACAGATAGGCCACCGGCAGCAGTGCATCCGGGTCTAGGTAGTTGTCCTTCACAATCTGCACTTCTGCCTCTGTGGGCGGCTTTCGCTTTTGTTTCGGCAGCCCGCGCGGCATCTTCGTCTGTACCGCCGGGTTCCAGTCCCCGCGCCACTTGGGGCTGTCTATCCAATACTGATAGATGTTGTTGATAACAGTTTTTTGATTGCTGACTGTCGTAGCGGCGCGGCCTTCCATTTCCGGTCCGCGCAGAAACTCGGCGATCATGTAGGGCTGAATTTCCCGCATTCTGTACTCGCCGAACGCTTCTTTCGCCCTGGCTACAGCCGGTAAATAACTGCGCTTCGTGCCGTCCTTCATGCCTTCCACAATAGCCCGATACTCGTCGGCAATGACCGCGAACAACTCCCCCGCGTTCTGCCTTTCTTCCTGTTGGCGTTCAAGCTCGGCCTGTTTGTCCTGCGCCGCCCGGATTTTCCCCCAAACATCCGCAGGAGTCTTTCCGGAGAAAGTTTTCCACTTTCCCCCAATCATTTCTTTTCGCTGATACCGCCCATCCTTTCGCAGTATCAGCCCATCGGCTGAATTTTTTCTCATGTTGACAACCCCATTTCAGTTATATATAATAGGGCTGTCGGCTTATGTCGGCAACCCTTTTCCCTTGTCGGTGCTCGCCCCACCGGCAGGGGCTTTTTTTATTTCTACGGATTGCATCGGCTACAAGGAGTGTACCCTTGCGCGATGGCATCGTTTATATCAATAGAATAGCAGCTATTTCGTAAATACGAACATCCGTAAGAATGATATTTGCTGCCCGTCGCCGTGATATAAACCGTGTAGCTGGTTGTCTGTTCGGGTTGATACGACTGCCCAGCGCTTGCCGCGCCGTCGCTGTATCCCTGGTTGTATCCGTTGTTATACGCCGCACTGGTGTCAACCGACTTTTTCCCTTCGGCTACTCCTACTTTATATCCTGTGTCATAGCCCCTGTTATAGTCAACAGCGGAATTTGCTGTGCTTTTTCCCGCGGAATATCCCTTTGTGTATCCGCTGTTGTACCCTTCTTTTTGGCCGTAGTCATAGCCGCTTTTCTTTCCTGCATCATATCCGGCCCGGTACTGCTCATCTGCCACCTCATCGGATTTTTCCTGGGCTGCCGCGTATCCCTGATTATAGATAGCTTCTGTATCTATTTTCGCCTGCGTATCAAAATAGCCATAGCACAAAACCCACACAAAGCACGCTGCGGCCAATGCCATAAGTACAGCATAGTTCACCCGCATCGTTCGCGGCTCACCTTTAGACACTAATACTTTATCCGCATTATATTCTACTACGCCATTTTTACAATACGGACACCGTTCATGCCGTCCCAACTTCCGCGCGACATCCAGCGTTCCGCTTTTTACTCTCGGGGCTTTTCGAAGTTCCGGGCACGCGGGGCTTTCATGTATATAATGGTCGTTCGTATCATCCCGCCAAAATACAATTTTATCCACAGTTGCGCCACCTTTGTTCAATCTGCTAAATCCCCGCGCCGTTTCGCGCTTTTTCGCTCTAGCTCACCCTTATACTGTAAATACAAACTACATTTTAAGGGAGGTTTCCACATTGTCTGTTATCATTCGCCCGCAACTGCCGCCTAAACATGGTCGCCGGAAACGTCCCAAAAATCGGATTGTAAAACGTTCCAGCACGTTTTTGTGCAATTTACTACTTGAATTACAACCATAAGTAGTGTATAGTTGTTTTCATAAACAACAGCTACATAATATAAAGGAGAACGACCATGCAGGAAATCAGCGATCAGGAATTTATTGCCATGTTTCACCAACTGCCGGATAAGGCAGCCTACATCAATTACCTAAAAGCCCTCGCAGCATCGCCAACGCTGCCGCCTGCTTCTCCGGCGGTAACTGGTGCATGATGTCCAGCGCCTCTTTATCAAGTTCATCCACCCCATCAGCGGAAACGCTGGTGGGGTTTTCTTTTTCTGCGTTTAAAAGGTAGTCAACGGTTACGCCAAAGTAATCAGCTAGTTTTAACAAGACAGTCTGCCTTGGATTTGCCCCGTTTTTCCACCCCGTTACCGTGCCAGTGGATTTTACACCGACCTCTGCCGCAACAGTATTAGGGTATTTTCCTGCTTGATTACACAAGCGCACAAAGTTATCCCAAAACATACAAATGCTTACACCTCATTTTGTGCAATCCGCTGAAACTAATGAAACTGATGCATAGCTATTGCAAAACTAATGTAAATGAGATATAATCATAGTATACAAACAAGCAAAGCAAAAGCCAAGCCCCATGTTTCAGCGGCTTACCAATGATTTCTGACAACTTCATTATAACTTTGGCTCTCTTGTTTGTCAATGAGATTATCTCATTATTTCATATCGGGAGGTGAGATTTATGGCATTTGCACAGGCCCGCCAGAAAGCAGGTCTTTCCCAAGCGCAGGTAGCAAAGGAACTCGGTGTTGACCAGTCGGCTGTATGCCGCTGGGAAACCGGCGAGAACCTGCCCCGCGCTGCATCGCTCGTCCTTATGGCCAAGCTCTACGGCTGCACCGTAGACGAACTTTTAAGAAAGGAGTAACCCCCATGCAGGTAATAAACCTTATCGGACTTTCTGAGGACGATTTCTTAGACTGCGCTGAAGATGGGCTCAAACGTAAAATCGAGCGTCATCAAAAACTTATGCTCACAGCGGCATCACTTTGTATGTCGTCCACAGAAGATTACAAAAAACAGTGCAAAAAGAACGAGCTTTATGAAGCCCAGTTGACAGGCGCTCTCAATCAAGTTCAAATGCGGCGCTATGACCTTAAATACGGTTATCCAGACTCAATGATAGTAAAGGAGGTTCCCCATGCCCCGCGAAAAGCCCCTCTACCGTGACACCCTTGTCACCGTCCGTGCCCGCGCCGCCGAACTTTACCCCGGGCAGCTGCTCTTCGGCCCTGCCAAAATTGCAAAAATCCTGGGCCGCTCTCGTTCCTGGGTTTGGCTGCACTATGGCAGCATCCGCAACATGACCTGTGAGCAGATTGCAAGCCTTATCAGCTGACTACCAGCAACGGCTTTGCCCCGCAGCGCGTGGCAACGGCATTGCAGTGTGAAGCGCAGCCTATCCCCGCATCAGCATAGCTCGGAATAGCTGCGCAAGGCAGAGGCAAGGCTTGGCGGCGCATCGGCATTGTTGTGCAGTGCATTGGCAAGGCTGGGCAGGGCTGCGCAGCGCATCGGCAAAGCAGCGCATGACGATGGCAAAGAAAGCGAGGTCTTGCAAAGCAAAGGCATAGCGCAGAACAGCTTCTCAAGGCAACGGCACAGCACTGAGATTCTACGCGAAGGCGTAGCCATGCAATGCGATGGCATAGAATGGCAGGGCGTAGCTAGGCAACGGCATAGCATTGAGATTCGACGCGATGGCATAGCTTTGCAGTGAGTAGAACTGCCAAGCAACGGCATTGCTTAGTTTAGCAATGGAATGGCGCCGCCAGGCGAAGGCACCGTAAAGCAACCGATTTTATTTAAAAAGGAGACAACCACCATGAAAGTAAAAATCACCCTATTGGAAGAAGTTCTCGGTTCATCCCCCAGCAATGAAGAACTTCTCGCAACCTACATTGCCAGCAAGGCCCCCACCGGCGACCTCACCGCCGAAGAAGTGGACAACATCAAGGACCAGAACGCCGAAGACCGTGTCACCGTCTTTCCCAAAACCGCTGACGGAACGCCGTTCCTGTACGACTATCAGGTAAAGGGTATGTTCAAGGACAGCTGCAAAATGCTTGCCAAAGCGGGCAAGGCTGGCTATGCAGGCGGCAACGCTTGCGCATCCATAAAGGCATATAAACAGGCTATTGATGGCTTAATTTTCGTTACCCCGCGCGAGATTCCCTACGACCTGCACGGCATGAAGGTTGATTTCTGCGAGCGCCCCCTGCGGGCGCAAACCCCGATGGGCGAACGCGTCAGCATCGCAAAGTCGGAGAGCGTTCCCGCAGGTGCAACAGCAGAGTTTGAAATCGAATGTCTCGACCCTAAACTTGAGGACATGGTTCGTGAGTGCCTCGACTACGGCACAAAGCGCGGTCTTGGGCAGTGGAGAAACAGCGGCAAGGGTCGCTTTGAATGGGAGGAAATCAAAGAATGATGACCAAAACAAAAACGCCGCCCCGGTGCACCACCACCGGAACGGCAAAAAAACAGAGCATCGAAAAAAGCTCTACCTGTATTCTATCACTGAAACGCGCTTTCGTCAAGCTGGCAATCACCGCAGATTTGGTGCTGCTGCTGGCCGCGCTTGGGTCTCTCAACCTTCCCGGCATCGTCTGCACGGTGCTGGCCCTCAACGCTCTGTGCGGGCTAGTGGAGGCTTACAGATGAACTACTCAAACTTATTTGCGGCGCGGGATAATCCGTTCCCGCCCTATGATGATGAACCGATTGGAACGGACGCTGACGGCGTACCGTACTACGAGGGCGACGAGATTGTAGACCTTGACGGTGCAATTTACCGCTACGATGACTTAGACGTTAAGACAGTTTTAACCGCGCTCGGCATCCATACCTCGATTGCGGCAGGAGCTTAAAAAATGACTTGCGAAAACATCAGAATGGCGTTTGAAAATAACGCACCAGATAAATACCAGAATCACTTTCAGGCTATGCAGCGCATCGTGCATGACCGTTCAACGCCTGATTTTATCAAGTATCAGCAGATGCGAAACTTGACGCTATCTGCCGAAGCTGGCTTGTGCCAGAGCATGGAGACCATCAAAGATATGGAGGTTTGACAATGGAAAATAAAATGCAGGTAATTACGCTGAAACAGCTGCCCATTATCGAGGAGCATCTTCAACTTGTGAAATCCGACGTTGAAGCCCGCACCCATGAAGCGATGCAGCTTGTTTGCACGGAAGAGACGCGCGGCGACGTGAAGAAAATCCGCACCGAGCTTGGCAATGAATTCGCGGCGATGGAAGAGCAACGCAAGCGCGTGAAAGAAGCCATCATGGAGCCGTACAACCAGTTTGAAGCGGTCTACAAGGATTGTATTTCCGACCCCTACAAGAAAGCAGATGCCGAGCTTAAGCGCCGCATCGATGAGGTAGAAGCAGGCTTGAAGGCCGATAAGGTCAAGGCCGTACAGAGCTACTTTGACGAGCTTTGCAAAGCAAATAATCTGCCCTGGCTGCGTTTTGAGCAGATGAACCTTAAAATCGGGCTTTCTACCAGCGTGAACGGCACAAAGACCGCGCTTACATCGACGGTTCTTAAAATCGCCGAAGAGGTGCAGGAGCTTTCCCGCCATGAAGATGCCGCCGAACTGCTGGTTGAGTACAAAAAATCGCTGAATGTTGCGCTGGCGTTGAGTACCGTTCGCGCCCGGCATGAGCAAATCGAACTACAAAAGCAGCAAGAGGCCGAGCGCCGCGCTGCACTGGAACAGCAGCAGGCGGCAGAAGAAAAGGTACAGCAGGCCATCGAAGAAGCGCAGGAGACGCAGCCAGACGCAGTACAGCCGCCTGTTGAAGAAGTACCCGTCCCCGATGAAGAACCGCTTACAGAAACGCCCGCTGCCGCGCAGGACGTTTACGAAGTCAAGTTCGCAGTTCGCGGCACCATCGAACAGTTGAAAAATTTGAAACAGTATATTTTGCAGGAGGGTATGAGCTATGACGACATCTAATCAGCAGTTGGCACAAAAGCCGAAGTTTTCCGTTATGATTACGACGCAGAGCTACCAGAACCTAATCAACAACACGCTGCGAGACCCAGACCGCGCCCGCAGTTTCACCGCCAGCATCACGAGCGCCGTCGCTGTGAATCCGGCCTTGCAGGAATGCGACGCCGGTACGATTCTGGCCGGTGCGCTGCTGGGCGAGAGCTTGAAGCTCTCCCCTTCCCCGCAGCTTGGACAGTACTACCTCGTACCGTTTAAGAACAAACGGCAGCAGACCACGACGGCGCAGTTTGTGCTTGGTTATAAAGGTTATGTACAGCTTGCCTTACGCAGTGGGCAGTACAAAGACCTTGACGTTATGGTTATCAAGCAGGGCGAGTACATGGGCAAAGACCCGGATACCGGCAAGGCGCGTTTCAAATTTATTGAGGATGACGATGTGCGTGATGCACTTCCGACTGTTGGCTACATGGCTTATTTTGAGTACATGAACGGTTTCCGCAAGGTTCTGTATTGGAGCAAAGAAAAGATGATGACCCATGCAGACACCTACAGCCCGGCTTTCAGCCGTAAAGGCTATGAAGACCTGCTGGCCGGTAAAGTTCCGCAGAGCGAAATGTGGAGGTACAGCTCGTTCTGGTACAAGAACTTCGATGATATGGCGAAGAAAACCATGCTACGGCAGCTGATTTCCCGCTGGGGCGTTATGAGTATTGACATTCAAACGGCACTCGAACATGACGATACCATCACGCATGACAACGACGGCCAGCTTATTGCAGAGCGCGTCGCGTCCGCAAAAAACGTCCGCCTTGAAGCTGCTGCACAGCCTGTACCGCAGATTGAACAGCCGCAAGCCGAACAGGCCGTTGAAGCCCAGACCACTGCTGCCGAGCCGAAGAAAATCGACTTGAGCAGCCTGTGAGATGGACTGCAAGATAATTTCAACTGGGAGCCAAGGGAACGCCGTACTCATTCAAAATTCAATACTGATTGATTGCGGCGTTCCATTTTCTCAGCTGACAGACGATTACAAAAGCTTGAAGCTCGTATTGCTCACACACATCCACGGCGACCACTTCAACCCCGCCACGCTGCGCAGGCTTGCCAGAGAGCGGCCTACATTGCGTTTTGCGTGTTGTGTTTGGTTATGTGCAGCCCTCGTGAATGCTGGCGTTAAAATGGGCCAGATTGACGTGATACGAACAGAACGCTGGTACAACTACAAGAATCTGTGCAGAATCAAGGCGCAGGAAACAAAGCACGATGTGCAAAACTGCTGCTGGCACATGGAACTGCCGCAGCCGCCTGTTGAAAGATTGTTTTATGCTACCGACACGAGCAATCTGAACGGCATAACAGCCAAAGGCTATAATCTCTATCTCGTCGAAGCTAACTACACAGAAGCGGACATCAAAGACCGCATAGCCGAGAAGAAAATCAACGGCGAGTATGTGTATGAAAAGCGCGTGATGCGTGAGCATCTAAGTAAAGAAAAAGCCGACGATTGGCTATACCAGAACATGACAGCGCATTCCGAATACATCTATATGCACTGCCATCAAGAAAAGGACAACTGAATATGGATAAAACAGCCTATATCAAATTATGGCTCGATTACAGATGCTATTTTGAGACGCTCAGTGACGCTGAGGTAGGGCGTTTGGTGCGTGCAATGCTCGATTATGAGCTAGACGGAGCAACGCCAAAGTTCAGCGGGAGTGAACGTGTTCTGTGGCCTGTAATGCGGCGAAACATTGATATTGACCATGAATTCTTGGAAAAGCAGGCGAAGAACGGTTCAAAGGGCGGTCGCCCTAGAAAACCCAAAGAAACCCAACAAAACCCAGAAGAACCCAAAGAAACCCAACAAAACCCAGAAGAACCCAAAGAAACCCAACAAAACCAAAAAGAGAAAATAGAAAATAGAAAACAGAAAATAGAATATATTACTACTACGACTACCGCGCAAGCGCGCGAAAGCTGGCAACAATGCGTAGATTGCTACGAGCAGAACATTGGCGCACTACCTCGTGCCGCATTTGATAGCATTGTGGGCTATCTGGAACAGGTAGAGCCTGACCTTGTTTGCGAGGCAATCAATCAGGCAGCTATCAACAATAAGCGCTCGTGGGGCTATGCGCAGGCAATCTTGCGCGACTGCCTGCAAAAGAAAATTACCACCCGCGCGGCGTATCTAGCCGAGAAAGAGGCCAGAAGTCAGCAGAAAGGAACTTCACAACGGCAGCAGATGAAAACCACACAAGAAAAGCTGCGCGAAATCGCAAAAGGAGGCATAGCAGATGACCTATCAGCAGACGGCGGCGCTCCTGTCGCTGGCTATGAACTACTGGGATAACATTTGCAGCAAAACGAACGCCGAGGAAACTGCGAAAGCTTGGGCGGCATCGCTTTCTGACATTCCCTACAATGCCGCGCTGAAGGCTGTGCAGGAGCTTTCCAAAACGCACCGATTCAAGCCAACTGTAAGCGAGGTGCGGGAAGCTGCTGTCAAATACAGCGCATACAACGTCGCCGATAACTGGGCTATGCGCCTTGCATGGGACAGATACAAAGAGCTTGGAGTTCCGCTGCCGAAATGGTTTTCCGCTGGCGTGGCGCAGCTTGGCGATAACGCACCAGAAAGCTACAAGCTGGCGATATTGGGAAACTGCGATAGAGAAAGAATTTCATGTTGAGGTGAAAATATGCTGAATGTTGTTGTTATTATGGGTCGCCTTGCTGCTGACCCGCAGCTGCGTCAGACTACGACGGGCAAGAGTGTTGCATCGTTTCGCATCGCCTGCGACCGTGGGCGCAAGGATGCCAACGGACAGAGCCAGGCAGACTGGCTGGACGTTGTTGCATGGGATAGGACCGCAGAATTTATCTGCAAGTATTTCCAGAAGGGGTCGCTTATTGTGATTGATGGCCGTTTGCAGACCCGCCAGTATCAGGACAAGAACGGCCAGAACCGCACAGCCGTTGAAATCGTGGCAAATAACGTGAATTTTGGGTCAAGCAAGGAAAGTATATGCCCTAGCACGGAAAACGCGCCAGAGAACGCCGCAGCCGCCCCAGAGCGCACGCAAAGCGTACAGCGCACAACGCAAAGTGCAGCACCTAGATATTCCTCTGGCAACAATGAAGACTTTGCTATGATTGAGGATGAGGGCGATTTGCCGTTCTAAGGTGCAGAACATGGCTAAAATTTACAAGTACATTATCCGCATCCCGCCCATCACGAAAAAGAACTCACAGCGAATCCTTATCAACCAAAAGACCAGAAAGCCATTTATCGCCCAGAGCGCGGCCTACAAGCGGTACGAAGCGGCGGCCTTATGTTATTTATACCCAAAACCGATAAAGCCACTAGAGGGCCGCTATCGCGTTGCCACAGTGTTTTACATGCCGACCCGCAGACGTACAGACCTGACAAACTTGATAGAAGCCGCTCACGACGTGCTAGTTGCAGGCAAAATCATTGCAGATGATAACTATACGATTATCGCCAGCGTGGACGGCTCCCGCGTGATGTACGACAAATCCAACCCCCGCACCGAAATTTTCATAGAGGAGATGCTGGACGATGAACAGCCCGTGTAAAGACTGCCCAGACCGCCATGCGCATTGCCACAGCGCTTGTAATCGCTACGGCGAGTATGCGGCCATGTTTGAAAAAATCCGCGCACAGCGGCTTGCAGATGCCGCGGCGGACGCGGCAGATGCAGAGCGCGGAATTAAAATCCGCCGCGATGTCAGAAAATACGGATTATATAAAACAGGAAAGAGTTGAAAGACATGAAAGCCAGACTTCATCCCACCCCGGCCATGCAAAAAGCCATAGACGCCTATGCAGAAGCTAAAATTCAGGGCATCCAGAGCCGTGCGCAGGAGGCTGTCATGAAGGAGCGCAACGACATTGCTACCCGCGCCACCTATCTGTGTCTGCTGGCGTGCTATCAGGTCGGTCTTTCTCCCCGCACCCTAAAACGGATTCAGGATGCAATGACAGGCCCCGTTGCTGATAAATACAATGAGTACCGCAATGACCAGCTTGCAGACCTCTGGGCGCAGGTAACGTTGCAAAGCATCGGAATTGAAGCACCCCAAACAAAGGAGCCGCTATGACCACAACAAAATTCTGCAAGACATGCGGGAAAATCATGTGGGATGTCCAGCCCACAAAGCGCTATTGCGATTCCTGCATCCGCAAGCGCAATATCAAAAGCGCGCAGGCGTCCTACCAGCGCAGCAGGGATGCCGGTGTTTTGAAAAAAAGCAAGAAACCCGCCGCGCATCCCTGCCTTAAGAAAGCCATAAAACCTATTGAGCAATGCGTCCGCGAAGCCGCCGCCCTTGGCCTGACCTATGGGCAGTATGTAGCCCGCGGGCTGGATAAGGAGTGTTTGTAATGGGACTTGATATTACAATCGCCCGCTACGATGTGGGCAAATGCCCGCACTGCGGCAAACCTATCAAAGGGGCAATCCGAGGCCGTGTGAAATCGAGCGGCTATGTCTGGAAAAGGTTTCTCGAAAAAATCGGATATTATGCGCCATATGAAATACGCAAGATAGATCCGGAACGAGATTTTTACGGTAATGATGTGACGCTCACATCCGAACAGGCGAAAGACCTTGCAGAGTTTGTAAAAGTATACGAACCATACCAATGGGTAAGCATTATGGCGCTGGTCGATTGCGCCATAGAAAACGGCGATTTTGTGGTTATAAACGCAGATTGGTAAGGAGTGAGACTATGGACGTATTAGAGTACGAAAAAGTGCGCATTCGGATGTGTCGCACGATGATTCTAAAAGAGGGCGGGTGCGAAGCCTGCCCGTTGTTCAATGGCTTAAAACGCAGATGCGGGTTTGCCGCGTCTATTGCCGAAAATATGGATGAGGATGTAATCAAAAAGAATGTTGACATCGTAATTAAGTGGGCAAAAGACCACCCCGTCAAGACTCGCCAGAGCGAGTTCTTGAAGTTGTTCCCGAATGCCCAAAAATCAGACGGAATAATAAATATATGTCCTATCCTTATAGACGAAGACTATAAGTCAACTAGTGAATGTCTGGGAACAAGATGCAACGTGTGTCGTCAACTGTTTTGGAACGAGGAGGTAACCGACAATGACTAACATCACAGCCCTGCGCCCCGTCGAGCACTTCATGTTCAAAAACTTTGAGTGGGTCTGCCTTGACCCTAACCACCCTGACGGCGGCCTGTTGGCAATTATGGCAAAGCCGTGGGCAAAAGATGTAAAATTCTGCCCAAGTGATAAATTCGCAGACAAAAGGGGCAACTGGAATAACTACCGCACCAGCAATGTGCGGGGGATCTTATCCGATATGGCGAACTCTGTTTTTGGTGGAAAAGGTCTGCTGTCACATACTGTTGACCTTGTTGCAGACAACGGCGACAGAGCCTATGGAACAGTACAGGACACCGTTTTTATTCTGACCTGTGACGAGTACCGCAAGTACCGTGACTACATCCCGCACTACGGTATCATGATTTGGGCCGCAACGCCTTGGTATTGCGGTGACATAGATTCCGACGGTGACGCTGCATCCTACGTTCGCTGTGTGAATGCGGAAGGATATTTTTCCAGCAGTGGTGCGAGCTGTATAAATGATATTGCACCGGCTTGTATTCTCAATCCGAAATCGCTCAATCTGCGCCAAAGCATGGCATATGTAGAGGAGGTATCAGAATGAAGAAAAAGACCCGCGTTGCAGTGTACAAGAAATTTGACGGTCATTGCGCTTACTGTGGCCGCCACATTGCCTACAATGATATGCAGGTAGACCACTTCAAGCCGCAGAGGGCGTGGAACCCAGAGGATTCCGGCACGGACGACATTGAAAACCTTATGCCGTCTTGCCGTATGTGCAACCATTACAAACGCGCCCACGACCTTGAAACATTCAGACGATACATTGCAGAGATTCCGCGAAAACTGCAAGAGAACTACATTTACAAGGTCGGCGTCGTTTACGGCAATGTGCTGGAAAATCCGAAAGCGATCAAATTCTATTTTGAAAAAGTGAGGGATACCAATGCGACTGATTGATGCAGACGAATTAAAGAAACGCGCCGAGGAGATCTGCTTTCCCGACATGCCAGATTGCGGCAATTTTTACGCGGTCGGAGTTCCCGACATTGACATTATGCCGACCATCGACCCAGAATCCCTGCGACCTACGGCGCATTGGATAAAACGAGGATATGTTTGCGGAGAAAACGAATACGAGTGTTCCGCTTGCCACCAAACAGAGTGGAGAACAAGCGCAAGTCGCATGAAGTATTGTATGTTCTGCGGAAAAAGGATGGTGAACACAGATGAAGGTCTATAAAAGCCCTTGGGTGAGCTATGAAAGCTATTTTGTTAAAACAGGTGAAGAAGGAATTATGACTACTGGATATTCTGTTGAGCTTTTGAACGGAATTTGGATTGTTGTAAAAACGAAATATGTAACAAGAGATATAAAAATGATGCCTGTAGCTGCCGAAAATAACATTGACTTAAAAGATGTGTTCAAGGATGCAATACTTTCTGCTGTGCATGACGCGAAAGAGGGTGAACGCAAATGAGTGAATGGATAAGCGTTAAAGACAGACTGCCAGCCAAACACGAATGCGTACTTATCTACGATTCTGTTTGTCACAACATTTATATGGCATGGAGAGACGATGATTTGGATGTATGGTTCAGCGAGGAATATTTACCAGACTTTGTAAATGTCACCCACTGGATGCCGCTCCCCAAACCCCCGGAGGTGACCACATGACCATTATCCTTGTTATCGCCGCCGTCTGTGTTTACGACCTGTGCGGCCTGCTCGCCGTCCTGTACATCAACCGCACAGACCGTTTGGACACCGTAGACGGCGCAGATAACGTTATTGCCCTTGTGTTCTGGCCCCTGCTCTTGTTTGGCCGTATCGGCATTGCACTTTATCGCATCTTTAGGAGATTCACAAAATGACATACACAACTCTATTTGTTTTGTAACAAAAAAAGGAGAAACCCTATGGACGCTTTTCAATACGAAATGTATCGAGCTCAGCTTTGCAATATGTACAATGGCATTTGCGCAGCATGTCCGCTAAACAGTGATGGTAAAAGTCTGGGCTGTTCTTTATGCAACTATGACACGATAAAAGTTATAGAGCGAACGCAAAAGCTAATTGATTGGGCGGAAAAGTGGCCGCGTACAAGGCAAGATGTTTTAGAAAGGTATTTTTTAGATGCCCCAATGAAAAACGGCATTATAAATATATGCCCTAAAAAGATTGATAAATCGTATAAAAGCAAATGCGTAAAGAACGGGAAACCATGTGAACAGTGCAAAAAAGATTACTGGTTGGAGGGAATCAGCAATGGAAAATAATGTACCCTGCGGCAACACCCAGCGTCAAAAATGGATGGAAAAATACGCCGCCTATCAGAAAGCCTTCATCGAGGCCCGCGATAAATTCTATGAATCCAACGCCGCCATGTCGGCTCACCCTGCCGATGGTATGCCCAAAGGCAACGCCCACTCTGACCCGGTGGCCCGCCTGGCAGAGCGGTACGATAAAGCCTATGCCCGGTATTGTCGCGCCAGAGCAGAGATGAACACAGCCTATTGCAAGCGGCACGAAGCTATGAACCCCCTCAACTCCGACCAGCAATCTGTCCTGACCGCCATTTACTTTGAGGGCAAATCACGCCGTGACACAGCGAAAGAACTGAACCGTTCCGATTTCTGGGTACGCGCCCAGGAACGCACCGGCCTGTTTCTTCTGGAACTTCCCTCCGGCTGGGAACTTGATATTCTCCCCTGACACAGTAAAGCCCGCAACTGCCGAGTAATCCTCGTCAGCTGCGGGCTGATTTTTTATTCCTGCACTGCCGCAATACTGTGGTAATACCGCCCGGCCTTGTCCTCCGGCGCGTCCTTGTCCTCCAAAAACGCCGCTGCAAGGTCTGCGTAAAACTCCGGCCTGTCCACGCTGTTCTTGCGTGCGGCCTTGCAGTAGTCGCTGTACATCATGTTCATGACAGCTGCCCACTTCCACGCCTCGCAGGTAATGCCGTGCGGCTCCATATAGGGCCGCGTCTGTTCCAAATCCCAGTGTGCCCCATAGCTGCCGTCCTCGTTCTTCATGTTGTACATCCAGCTCATGGCATCTTCTTTGGTAAGCTCTTCGTCCCCGCTGCCGCTGCACTTAGCGCACTCTTTAACATGCTCCCAGCATTCCAGCATAGAGGTCAACACCGCCACGCTGCGCTCATTCACAGGGTAATGCTCAATGAACTCGTCAATCTCGTGTTCCAGCTTTACCTTGTAGTCTTTGATCTTCTCCATTGTGTGCACCTCATGCCAGCTTCACAACGCTGGCGCAGACGTGGGTCACGGTTCCGGCCACGCCGCTCAGCACGGCGCTGATCGTCGGCGTGCTGCCGCAGCATACAGGGATGTACACGACAGTTTCCGCATGGAAAGTGGAAACCTCGTTCGCGGCCACCGTCGCGCTTGCCGTCATGCAGGGCAGCGCAGCGGTATCCTTCATACCTTGCAGCACTTCCGTTCCGGCAGCGCCCGCCGTAAACGTCACGTCATAGCTGATGCGGTATAACCCACTGTGTCGGATGATAAATCCGCCCGCGTTCGTGTCGATGCTGCACCCGGTATCTGTGTTCAGGATTCCCAGTACATTGATGGGTGTTGCGGTCGCGGCCATCGTCTGTGCCGTGTTGTTGTAGGCGTTCTGTGCGCTCTTAAAATGGGCGTTTTTCAGCCTTTCATTGCAAGCCATAAAACTATACTCCTTTCCTCAAAAAAGCCCGCACAGCGCTTGCCGTGCGGGCTGACGCGCTGTTACAGCGAATTAGTTGCAGCAACCAGTGTTGCAGACGCAGAAGGGGCTCGGCCCTGCCGTGTAGGTGTAGCCGTTGGGGTAACGCACCACGCCGTACATGCGGTTGTCCATCTGCAAGGCGTTTACCTTGTCGCGCAGCTGCTGAATCTCGTTGGCCTGCATCAGCGCACGGGTCTGTTCGCCTTCGGCGCGAATTGCATTCGTGATGTCGCAGGTCTGGCGATCCATCTGCGCGGACAGGTTGGCCGTCGCAAGCCGGTTCTCGCAGCAGCAGCTGGCGATCTGCTGCTGGATATTGTTGCCTGTCTGCATTACGGTCTGGTTCAGATTGCTCTGGCCCAGCGCCACTTCCTTACCAAGCTGGCCGAGGCCGCCCTGCATCTCGAAGCCAAGATTGCAGACGCCGTTGCCCAGGTTGGTCAAGCGGTCGTTCAGCTGGCCGAACTGCTGGCCGAACAAAATTTCCTGCTGGCTTGCAGCAGTGGCATACTGGCCAAACTCGCCCTGCCGGTTGCCCCAGAAGCCGCCGCCCATGAAGCAGAACAGGAACAAAATCACGATCCACCATGCGCCGTTTCCACCGAAGCCGTTGCCGTCACCGGTCGCCGCGCGCAGGTCGCTCAAAGAGTACCCATTGTCCATAGTATCCAATCCTTTCGTAAGATTTGTATTTATAAGCCGTGTCGACCCGGCTTATATCAGTAAAATATGCCCTTGAACTGTTCCGCCTGTTGTTTCAGCTGCTCAAACTGCTGCTGGCTCATTCGGCCATCTGAAAGCATCTGCTCCACAATTTTCTGCGGGTCTTTCCCCTGCATCTGCTGTTTGAACTGCATAAACTGCTGTACCACGTTCATCGGGCTATTTGGCATTGCGCTTTTCCCCATTGCCTGTAGAATCGGATTTGTCATTGAGCATCTCCTCCAATCGTTTCACACGGTTTTCCAGGCTGTTCACGTCCACCGGCGGCGCGGCCTGGTACGGGGTAATGGTGTAGGGGGTCAAAGTGGGATACCCTGCCCCATCTGTTGTCTTCAGCCACACCAGCGGCGCGGTCTCGTCCAACAGCAGTGCGCTGGAATTCGGTGCCATTCCAAACGCCTTTGCGCCGTTCTCACCGCTCACCTTCGTGATGCTGCACGGCTGTAACGCCTGCTGCATCGTCTGCCCATAGGGGTTGCTGTAGGGGGTCTGCATACCGTAGTTATTCCAGTACATCCCGCTCACCTCGTCTTTCTGGTTTCATTATACCGCAATCCATCCAGCGCCGTAGGACACCTCCGCGCCGCATTTGCGCCATCTTTACGCCAAAACAAAAAAAGCGGGCAGCCACTCAAAAAGTGACTGCCCGCTATACTTTTGCCTTCCCCCGAGGGGGAAGGTGCCGCCGCAGCGGCGGATGAGGGGCGGCTTATCCTGTACAGCCCTCTCACCGCATCTTATTCTTAATACTTCTCACATGCCGGTTTACCGTCCTCTCACAGCAGTTCAGCTCGGCTGCGATCTCGGCATTGCGCCGCCCGTGCCGCCGCATATCCAACACTTCCCGCTCATCGTCCGTCAGGCTGAATACAAGCTCGTCATACTCCGCCCGGTTCATGCAAAAATCAAACTTCATACAGCACCTCAAAACGGGTTTTTCTTGCCCCACTGTTTGTTGGTTTTCGCCAGATACGCGCGGCGCATCTCGTTCGTCAGGTCCATTTCCTTCAAACGCGCCACAGCCTCGGCCTTATCGACTTTGCCGTTGCCGTTCGTGTCAGGGATGGTAGCGCGGTAGTTTACCCAGTCGCGCAGCGCATCTGCGCCGTAGCTCTGGTAAATCTCTGCACCGGCTTTGTCGGCATACGTGCCGCCCTTTTCCGGGTACTTGCCGTTCTTGTCCTTCTTGTAGTACGCTGCCAGATACGCCCTTGCAAAGTCGTCTCCGCTCAGGCCGTATTTCTGCATACCGTAACCGACGGTGAACTTGTCCGGTGTCTGGTCCTCGTCCAGCGTCTTTGCCACAGCACTGTAAGCCTGCATGTAGGCGGTGACCGCCTTGTCTCCGGCAAGGTTGCTGATGTTGCGTACCGTACTGCCCTCTTTGGTGCTGTCTACAAAGTTGCCCACAGCGTCATCACCAAACTGCGAGTACAGTGTATTCCATGTCTCCACCGTGTCCAGGTCGGCATTGTCGTTGCCGCTCGTTTCCCGCTTTTCGTCCCGCACAAGGTCAGTGGCGTTCTTCATCAGCACATACTGGCTGAATCCTTCCGCGCCGCCGTCCCGGTATGCCTCGTACTCCTTCGCGTTCACACCGCTCACGCCGTCGCCAACAGCGGCCACACCGCCAGCGGTCTTGGCTACCGTGTAGGCATCCTGCACAAGCGCACTCTGCTGGTCTTCCGGCAGCTGCAAAAACATACTGTTCTGCCGTAACTCGTCAACCAGGTCATAGGCTGTCTGACCGCTCGTCTTGGCATACTCGGTCTTTTCCTTCGGGGTCATGTAATACCCCTCGCCGTCTACCTTGATTTGGCTGCTGGCTTTTTCTGGCAAGACATGGCTGTCGTTCGTACTGCCGTACAGCCCTTGCAGGTACTCATCCACAGGGGTGATGTTCTCTGCACTGTAATACCCGGGGCTTCCAAAATTGTACACCCCGCGCAAAAACATCCCGCCTGCCGTGTCATCCGTACCGTCAAGACTTGCCTCTTCGCGGCCCCACTGGTCAATGTACGGCTCGTTGTTCATGCTCAAGCCGGGGATTTTATTCTCCGCTTTTCGGATTGCGTAGTTGGTATTCCTTTCGGTCTTGCTATCCCCGCCGCCATAAGTGGAACGGCGCATAGGGTCAATGGTTCTAGCAATTTGACCAGATGCGGTTGGAACATACTGCTGTGCATAACTGCCAAGCGTCCCACCGAGAAGCGTTGCCAATTTATCATTGGAATCTGCATAGCTCACGCTGTCCAGCGTGTCATTCAGTCCTTGCAGCATCGTGGTATCCAGAATCGGGTTCCCAATTTTTCGCGCAGCGTCAAGGAATTTTGTAACACTTAGGCCGTCGTTCTGCCATTCATTGGCAATCTCGGCACCCATCAAAAGCGGTACGCTTGCGGGGCTAGCCCAATCAATCGTGTACGTCCCTTTTCCGGGTATGTTGATGGAATATTCCTGCTTGCCGGTCATCTCATCAAATGCATCGGCACGGTCGTCTCCGCTATCGCTGCCGTTCAGCAGTCCATTATAAGCAAGGATACCGCCAATGCCCATCAATGCCGTGCCGGTCAGACCTTTGGCAGCAGCGTCAATTACATCTGCGCTGCTTGCACCTGTGGCATAGCGATAAGCAGCTTCTACTGTGCCGCCTACAATATTGTATTCCATTGCATTTTTGGCAATGTTCAGCGGGGTTTTCTTGAACGGTAAAACGCCTTCGCCAACCGCCCATAGTATTTTGCCACCGACTCCGTGCCCTTTAATATCATTCTGATAATTTTTCAGTGCAGTGGAAAGGAAGTTATCTTCGTGGAACGTGGCTTCCTTTGCATCGCGTAAAGCTGTTGCAGCAGCATCCACAAGTGCCTGCTTGCTCTTGGCATCAGTTGCAGTAAAAACACTGCTGTCATAGCCACGCGCTTTCAGCTGGCTAGCCATTGCATTGCCAAACGCCGAAGTAAGGAAAATATTATCCTCTTTTTCCAGCAATGCACTGTTGATGTCAGCCGCTTTCTGGATTACTTTCCCGGGCTTGCTTGTAAACGTATCCTGCGCGGCACGCAGCCCGCTTTCCGCATTGAACTTACCGTCATTGTACAAAACAGAATACATTTTGTTCTGCCCATACTCTTTGGCAAGGTCTACCATCTTGCGGCCATCGGCTGTAAGGGTTGTTCCAACGGCTTTTGTTCGTTGGTCTTTCGGCAAAGCAAGCTGCATCACGCCGGAAACATTGTCTTTGGCGCGGGTTACAACGCCCATAGATACGTTACCAAGCACATTTCTTGCGTGGGTTCTGGTATTTCCCAGCATAGACAGATAGCGGATACTTTCCATCTTGTCGCCAAATGTTTTGGCAGGCAAATATTTGGTAAGCCGCTTATATGCGTCCATTTCCTTTTCGTAGCGTGCTTTACTGTCCGGCATATCGGCCATTTCGGCAAATGCGTTTTTTACATAGTCGTAATCTTCCTGGCTTAAATTCTCAATGCCGAGAGATTTACGCGCCATTGCATTAAACACATCGTCTGCATTGCCTCCGGCAAGGATGCTGGCGGCCGCAGATTTTGCCTGCTCATCGGTGGCCTTGATACCTTTTGTATCTGCCATTCTTTTGATGCGCATGGCAAGGTCATCCATCTGTGCGTTTAGTGGATTATCTCCTACATCAATGCCCTGTGCCTTCAAAAAAGCGGTAAATTCTTCGTCTTGCGGCCCGGACTTCGCCATTTCTACAACATCTGATGCCAAAGATTCCAGTTGCTTGCCGTCTCGTGTTTCCGCAAAATCATTTACTTTTCTTTGCGTGATTTGTTCAAACTTGCGGATGGGAGTGTACTCGTCAATTTGCGCCCAGCGCCCTGCGCTCAATGCTTGGGCATTTTTGCTCTGCCCAGCGCTGACAGCGCGGTTCAGGTTTTCGATTTGTGCCTGCACCAACTGTGCATCTGCGCTGCCTTTTTCGTAGCTGTTCAGCATATTTTGCAGCTGGTCGGCAGCATAATAACCGCGATATACGTCGCTGGCATCAAAATTTCCGTCAGCTGATTTTCGGGCCAATTCATCTGCAACCGTGCGCCCGGCGCTCAAAATATCGCCGTTCTGCTGTACTAACAAATCAAAATCCTGTTTGGCGGTATCCTTACCTTCTGCTCTGCTGTATACGGTATGAGTCTGTTGCCCGATACCTGCTGCTGCGGCCTCGTCCGCATCAATTTTGCCGCCCATCGCACGCTGGTTCGCGTAGTCCTGGTTCAGCACTTCGCGGCGGTCATACTGTGTGCTTTCCGCGCCAACCGCATTCTCCGGCACGCTCTCGCTGCCATTCAACGGTCGCGCTGCATTCTGCACGCTGGCGGCTCCTGCCGTCTGGCGGGCATTCTCCACAATGTCCATGCCAGGCACAGGCTCACTCGCAACCTCAGTCGGCTGCAAAAATGCAGCGCCACCGGCATCAGCCGAAGGCGCTGTGTTCATGGTTGGCATTGCAGCGTCACCGCGCTCATATACCCGTTTTACATAGTCAGGCGCATTCCGGTCGAAAGACTGCGTGTCTAACCAGTCTGCAAAATCCTCACCACCAAGCGGTGCGTTGCCGGGGCCATCAAGGATACGATCCCTCATATAGTCTGTGACGGCTCCGCGCATATCGGCATCAACTAAAGGCCCGGCTTTGCTCTGCTGCACAAGCCCCATAAGGGCGTCTGCCGCGTTGCCGTCCGGTATGCGGTTTCCCATGCCCATCATGTCGTACACTTCCGTTATGGCAGTGTCGTAATCCACGCCCTCTTTCAGTGAAAAATGCGTGCCGTTCTGGATATTGTACTGCGACAAAGTCTTGAGGCCGCTGGCGTTCAGCAGCTCGCCCTGCGTCTGTGCATCGACCTTGATAGGCGTAGTTTTCAGATAGTCTTTCAGAATCGTTGCGGATTCATCCAACGGCTCTGCGTAATCATCAGCCCTCACAATGCCAAGCGCAATGCTTTTGGCTTCCTCTGCAAGGTCTTCCCGGCTTGCGCCGTTCTGCATCTGGCTGTACAGGGATTCTATGCGTCTTGTGTAGGGGCTTCTGCGGTCTTTTCCTGTGATTGTCTGCGCCCACTCTGCCACTGATTGAGCGTTTCGTGCATCATTGTTTTGTACTCCTCGTCCGAGCACACCCTCGGCGCCACCTTGCCAGCTTTCACCTGCTTGTCCAGAAAGTCCATCTCTAACGCTTCCGGATTGCAGTTCATTACCTCCGCCAGATTCAGCATCGACCCGAATGTCTGCTGGAATGTTTTCTCCCAAGTTCTCATTTACAGCACCTGCCTTTGCTCCATTGTAACCTGCCTGCCCCTGCGCGTCAATCGGCAAACTGTCCGTATTTTGCAGCGCAAGTTTGGCTTCATCTCCGATTTCCTGCTGGCGCTGCAACACGGCGCGGCGCAACTGTTCGGCTTCTTTTTCCTGCGCACCGTTCAAATTGACCTGCCCGCGCAGTTCATCCAGCGTATCAAGTGCGCTGCGGTTGGCCGCGTCTGGCGTGTTCATCTGCTGTATCTGCGCCGCAAGCCCGGTTGTGCCGTTGGCTTCCGGCTGCACAATGTTTCTTGCCGGTGCGGCGCTCTGCACATCCTGCACGGCATTGTCAGCTTGTTTCAAGGCATCCTGTGCCACATCCCCTGCCGTGCCTTTCAACCTGTTGAACAACGCCCCGCCAATTTCCGGCAGTGCATTCATGGCAACGTTCCCGGCAATGTTCTTGGCTGTGTTCCCCGCAATTTTACCGGGGGTCAAGGCGTCGTCTACCGTCTGCCCATTGGCGATTGCCTCCTGCTGGGCAGAATAGGTGCTCAAATCATCCGCCAGCGTGGGCAGCGTGTCCAGCGCCAGATCAGCACTTGTATCGGCCAGCACACGCCCCGCCGCTTCGCCAAAGCCGGGCTGTACAATGTTTTGCAGTACCGGGATTTTCTTGGCAGCGTCATACAGCTTGCCGCCCACCTTCTGCGCAGCGTCGGCGTATTTTGTGCCATCCACAAGCTGATTGAACGCGTTGTACTGTACCGCTTTGCCCGCAATGGAGCCGCCAATAGCCGCAAGCGGGTTTTGCTCGGTGTACTTGTCCAGCGTCGGCACAAGCGCCGGTACAGTGCCGCTTTCAATGGCCTGCGTGTACTTGCCCCCCGTTTGCTTATCTGCCCAATCCGTGAACGCTTTCTCGGTTTGTTTTTGCATCGGGAAGCTGCGCATAAAGCCTGCCGTCGCCGCCTGCAAATCCTGTCCCAGCCCGTTCAGGGATGCTTTCTGGTTCATCCGGGAAAGTGCTTGCGCCTGCGTGTTGTAGTCATCCAGCGACAGCGTTCCGTTCTGCACCTGCTTGTACAAATCCCCGGCATTCTGGCCGTACTGTTTCACCGCCTTGATTTCGGCGCTCGTCAGCTTGCGGCCCGGTGCGGCAAGCTCGGCGCGGTAGCCCGCATCCGTCTGCAACTTTTTCAAGGCTGCGGCGGTGTCCTCCTGCTGGCTCTTGTAGTCGTTGCGCTTGTCCTTTGCAGCCTGCGTCTCTGCCGCACTAGGGGCACTTCCTGCGGCGGCGTAACTGCTGCCGATAACTTTTCCGCCCCGCGTCACAGCGCGGCTCTGGGCGGGCTGCGCGGCGCTCCCACGGCCTATACCGTTCTGCTCGGCGTAGCTCTTTGCGGCGGTCGTGCGGGTACCGGCTTTTTTCGCTTCCAGATACTTTTCCTGTGCGCTCTTTCCCTTTGGTTTTTCGCTCTCTGTCTCGTCTTTTTTCGTGTCCTCTGCCTTTGGCTTGCTGCCCGCAGTGCTGCCGCCTGTACTTGCAGTACTGCCAAACAGCGCATCCATCGCTGCCCCTGCATCCTCGCCGCTGGCGCTGCCGGTGCTGCTGCCGGATTTCCCGCTGCTCTTCCCGCTTCTGCGCCCGCCACGGGCCGCTTTGGCCGCTGCTTTGGCCGCTGCCGCCGCTTCTTTCGCTGCCTGTTTTTCGGCATACTGCTGTGCCTTTTTTTGCTGCTCGTACAGGTCGTTTGCCTGTTCGAACTTGGCTTGCGCAAGCCTCATCTGGCGGTTCAGCACATCATTGTTCAAGCTGTTTTCCAGGCTGGCCCCCTGCACAATGTTTTGCAGGGTGTCGCTGTACGTGTCTTTCAGTACAGGCAGGGTCTTGTCGGTCGCATTCAGCAGCGCCGCGCCTTTTGCCCGCGCCGCCTGCGTTTTGTTCTGGCCCTCGTTCACCGTGCTGGCCTGGGCGTTTTTGTACCGGTTCAAATATGCGTTCAACAGCGCATCTTCCCGGTTGCTCACTTTTGCCATCTGTCAAGACCTCCCATATACAAAAAGTGGTGGGGCGGCTTTTCCTTTGCCGCCCCATTCCCTCATTCGTAGCTGTATTCCCACTGCCCGGTGCTGGTGTTGAACTTCTGCTGTAAGCGCGGCATACTGGCGGCCATGTTCGCGTATCCCTGCATCAGGCTGATCAAGTTATTTGCGTTGTTCGCCGTCAGGTTGCTCAAATTCGTCTGATACTGGCTCAAATCGGCTGCGTCGCCGCTGGCCTTCTGGTTTTCCAGCTGGGCCATGTTGTTCTGGAAGGTGTTCGCAAGACTTGCCAGCTGGGCGGCACGTTCGGTTTCCAGGGCGTTGCGGCTGCTACCATAATTATTCAGCATACCGGCGGTCGTGGTCTCAGCCGCGCCGCCGCCAATGCCCTGCGCCGCAAGCTGCTGGGCAAGGGTACGCCGGCTCATCATATTGTTGATGTACGCTTGCTGCAAGGCGCTGTCTACGGCACTGTTCAGCTGGCCCTGGCTGTACTCGTAGTCGGTTTTCTGCTGGGCCGCACTGCGCTGGTAAGCTTCCTCACGCGCTTTGCGCTGCGCCTCCTGCGCGGCTCTCATCTGCTCTTCTGCCCGGCGCTGGGCTTCCGCTGCCTGCTGCTGTGCCGCCTGTAAGGCGCTCTGCATCTGGTTCAGGTAGCTCTGCATATAGTCGTTGTTCTGTTGCGGGGCGCTGTAACTCTGCTGCGGCTCACTGTACGTTGGCGTGGATGCCACCGTGGCCGGGGCTGTGTAGGTGGTCTTTGGCTGGCTCACCGGCTGCACAGGCTGGGTATACGTCTTCTTTTGGGCCGTATATTTGTTGCTGCCGGTCGTATATGTTTTTCTGCTGCCATACTGGTTTACTCTGTTCGTGCCAGGTTTAACGTAGTAATCTTTTGTAGACCCTGTAACTGGTTTCGGCATACATCATTCCCCTTTCTTCTCGCTCTGCGTGCCAAAATAAAAGGCCACGACCATTGTCACAATGGTCATGACCGTGTCAGGCTGTAATTTGCTCTGCAATGCCATCACGGCAAAAACCGCAACAACCACAAGCGTCACAATGGTTTTTACCTTGATAAGCGCTGCCAGATTTTTTAAAAAATCACTCATAGATATACACCCTCTTTCAGCCAATCAGATGCTTTTGCAAGTCTTTCTTTGCTTTCTGCATCTGGTCAATGTTGTTTCCGTCAAGGTTGTGGTCAAGCAGGGCAAGCAGCGCCTGCATGGTCACGCGCTGCCCCTCGTCCATGCGGTCAAGCCGCTGTTTGTCGTTTTTCAAAAATCCCTCCATGGCGTTCACCCGCACTTCCAACTGGGTAATGCGTTTGTCCTGGTCTGTCTTGGGCTTTTTTACTGCGGTGATCACTTTGCTTATGGCCACGCCACCGGCATATAGTCCGGCAGCCGCGCCCGCCGCGTAAATCAAAAACGCCCAGGCTTCCGCGATCGTAAATGAAAATACGTGCTGCATCGGCATCACTCCTCCGCCCATTCAGATTTATACAGCCCGGCATCCGTCAGGCCGCGTTCCTTGCACAGCAGATAAATTGCATCTGCATCCCCCTGGCTCACCGGTCCGATGGTAATCACTTGTAGCTTGCTTTCGGGCTTGTCCACCGCGGGCAGGGCCTTTACCAGATGATTCAAATCAACCACGGCAGTGATGCCCGGCACGCTGCCCTTCGCGGCCTGCCCATATTGGTGGATGTAGCGCGGCAGCGTCTTGTCGTAGTTCGTGCGCGTGTCGGCCAGCCAACCGATGTAATCTTCACACAGATAGGCGTAGTCGATGTTCGCGCTTGCGAAGGCCGTGAAGGTGTAAATGCCTGCCGTAAATCCGTGTGTCTTGGCCTTTTCACAAAACGCCATTGCGATTGCGGTGCGCTGGTCTTTCGTCAGGTTGTCAGCGCGGCCATCGTGTTCCTCGCGGCTCCATTCGGCATCGAAAAACAGCGGGTAGCCTGTCGGGGCAAGGCTCGCGCAGAAATCGGCTTCCTCGCGGGCTTCGTCCACCGTGACCGCCTGTGAGAAGAAATAAAAGCCGAACAGCTTTCCGTTCGCTTTCGCCCCTGCAAGGTTGACGTCGAACTGCTCGTCCTTCATCAGCTTGCCGCTGCCGTAACCACGGTAGCCGATGCGAACAATAGCGCGGTAGGGAACCTTTGACCAGTCGATGGCGCCTTGGTGGTGGGCAACATCAATCAGAACTTCCTCGCCGCTGGTCTGTGCAGCGTCCGCTGGTTTTTCTACTGCGTGCTCTCCGGCGCGGTAGGTAAATACCTGACTGCTCGCCGTGGTAAAGTTGTTGTCCAGCCACACAAGCGGATTGGTGCGCTTGCCGTTCAGGATAACTTCAAAATGCAGGTGCGCACCGAACACATTCCCGCTAACGCCAGAAAAACCGATGAGTTCTCCCTCTTTGACCTTCTGGCCGACCTTGACGCAATAGCTGCTCAAATGCGCGTATCGCGTCTGCAAGGTCTTTCCCTTGTAGGGCGCGTGTTTGATTCTCACCATGTTGCCATAGCTCTGCATCCCGGTTTTCGTGTGGCCGTCCCAGTTCTGCGTTTGGTCAACCGTGCCATCCTCGGCAGCGTAGACCGGTCGCTTGTAGTCCGTGCCGTTCTGCGTGCGCCAATCGGCGCCCTGATGCAATCTGCCATCGTTGTAGTACCAGCCCTGCGTTAAAACGTGCAGGTCAAGCGGCCAGTGCAGCAGCACCTCGCCGTTGGATAATCTCATAATATCAACTCCTTAAATTTTCGGCCGCGCGGCCCCCAAAGATTCCGGTTTGTTTCAATTTTTAGTCCTTTCTCCCCGCAGGGGCGTGGATTATGATTTTCGCAAGTTGTAAAAATATGTATTGTAGTCCAAATTTTCTGGTTCGCCAATGGTTTCGATAGTGTCACCAGGTGAAACGGGAAACAAAGGAGACCAGTAGTATGTATAGTTTCTGGATTCTGTATGGCCTTGGTCCACGATGACGCCATTGATCTTAATACGGTGGAAAATTGATGCCTCAGTAGACCCGGTCGAGCAACAGAATTGTACAAATCCTGGTGTGTCAATGGTAAAAGTGCCTTTTTTGCCAAGTTTAGTGTAGTTTGTATAATCAGGTCTGGCTATTGATTCGGCTGCTGCCACCGCTGCCGGGCTGGCCGCCCAGCCACCAGCAGCAGTCTTGATGGCGTCTGCCGTATCACTCACACGTACATCGCCCGGCAGGTCAGCCCCACCGGGCAGCTGGTAAAAGGGGTTTCGGGTTGCACTCATAAGAAGTACCTGTGCAAACTGCACAAGGCTGTCTTATGGCAGACCCCCCCCCAGAATGAACAACGTAGTTTCGTCATTTTTCTATACCTCCAAAATGAATTTATGTTGATTCTGTTAAGTAATACAGCGTCCCCGAAACAGCTGCGTTTTTGGCAAAATCTAATTTTGCCGACGTCAACCCGGTAATGCAGCGGAACACTACGCTTTTTGTGTACATGACCGCTGGTATAAATAGTGTGTTGGAACTGGCCACAAATAGTATCGCCATGGAATTGTCTGGAATAGGTATAGACACCTGCGCATAAGTGTCAGTCGTGCCGGAAAAAGATTTGCTTGCAATTTGAATTTTATTTGTCTTTTTACTCAGTGCACCACCAACTGCCTTAGCATCAGCTGCAACGCCCTCTTGCGTCAGCGTTTTGTCGGGTGCTTCCTGCTTATGCGGATTATTTGCTGCTCCACTCATTACTGGCTCACCTCCAAAATAAAGACCGCCGCACTCGTCGGTGCTGCGTTCGCATAAAACTTAACCACACCCGCCCCGGGTTCAAGTGCGGCTACCATTCGCACCGCGTCCGTCACCCTCGTGCGGTCGCTTACCGAGATGTGGCTGTCTGCCGTCACACCGGCCACAGTCACGGTAGAGCACTGCGTATAACTCGTGCTGGTTCCGTCGTCCCACGTCACGCTATAATCGCCGCTCGTCCAGGCCGATGCCGCCACCGTAACGGTTTTGTAGCTATGCGCGTTTTCTGCGCCCACATCCTCTGCATTCAGCCATACCGATTCCCCTGTCTTGCCGTTCACGTTCTGGATAACGCCCGGGTCACCTTTCTCACCCTGCGGACCTGTCGCGCCGATTGGGCCTTGCTCACCTGTCAAGCCCTGGATGCCCTGCGGCCCTCGCTCGCCGGTTTCTCCCTTTTTCCCCTGGATGCCTTGCGGCCCTTCCGGGCCAACTTCACCCTGCGGGCCAACGGGGCCTGTCTCACCGGTAGCGCCTTGCGGCCCCTGCGGCCCCTGCGGCCCCTGCGGGCCTTGCAAACTGCCGATCGGGTTCCATTTCTTGGCGTCCACATCCCAAAGGTACACAACGTTGTCGGTCTCACTGCCCACCGCGTAAGCATCGCCCTTGTTGCCAGTGGGGTGTGCTCCTTCCAACATCGTCAAGCTGTTGTAGCGCCCCAGCACAACAAAGCTCGTGCCGTCTGCGCCCTTCTCACCCTGCGGCCCCTGCGGGCCTGTCGGGCCTGTTGCGCCGGTCGGCCCTTGTGCGCCGGTCAAGCCCTGCACGCCGCGCGGGCCTTGAATGCCCTGCGGCCCCATGGGGCCAATATTGCCCTGTGCACCCGCTGGCCCCTGCGGGCCTACCGGGCCTTGCGGGCCTTGTGCGCCGGTATCGCCTTTGCGCAGTGCTATCTGTGTCACGCCGCCATTGTCCGTCACGGTCGCGCCCATAAACTGCATACGGCTGCGCTGCGGCATTTCCTCGCCGCCATCGTCCAGTATCAAATGGCCGCTGCTGCCGGTAGCTTGCCAGGTCTTGCCGTCGTTGCTCGTCTCAATGACTTTATCGTCGTTCAGCCGGATATACAGGCAGCCGCCCTCATTGTGGGTGCGGTTTTCCAGTGCCATTTCGTTCAGGGCCGTCACAAGCTGGTTGAAAATCGGCACAATGACTTCTCGCGGTATTTCGTCCATGACCCGCTGCATCTCTGCCGTGCTGTATCCCGGTGTGTCCGGCTTGCCAACGTTGCCCTTGCCGCTCAAATCGGCGGGTAATATTTCTCTGAATGCCATTTCCTCACCCCTTAAAGTTTCCGTTTTCCACAAATTCTGTGGCAATCTGCATCAGGCCAAAGGGCTGGTTCAGTTCCTCGTTCACAAATCGGAACCGCGCCTTGTCCACCCGCTTGATGCGTATTTTGTTGTGCAGCGTTCGCGCCGTCTGGTCGTTGGAGTAGGTGAACTGGTGGTATACCAACTGGGAATAGGTAAAATACCGGCTGTGCAGTTCGTCCTTCCATATCTGGTTCCAGATGCCGCGCTTCATGGCAAACACTGTCACGCTCGTGGCCACGCTGGGGGCCATTTGCAGCGCCAGATAGCGGAAACTCTTGTTCTTGTAAAACAGTGCCCCCATCAAATCCGGCGTCTCCCACGCGGCGCAGATGGCCTTGCCGTCGTCGTTGTAGCTTGTCAGCGCTTCGGTGTCGTTATAAAACCGATAAATTTTCCCATCGGAAGAGCCAAAATACAGCCTTGTCTCGTTCACCCACATGACCCGCGCCGGGATATTCGTCTCGTAAAAACAGGCGTATTGCCGGGTGGAATACGGCTCATTCTTGTTCGCGCCCAAATTCTGCTGTCCGTCCAGCACATAGGCAACGCCGTTCAGGCACAGCCAGTACATATCCTTGTATACACAGGCGTAGGCGTCGCCCTTTCCTGCTTCGGCCAGCAGCTTGCCGTTCATGTAATAACTGCGGTTCTGGCTGAATCTCTCGCCCACAATGTCACTGGGCGTGATCGCATAGATGCCTAAGTTCGTCAAAAACATTGGCTCGTTCGCGCAGTAGGCAAAACTGTATTTGGCGATTGCGCCCGGCCCCTGGATTGTGTTCGTAACCGGGAAGGCCGGTTCATTGTCCACCAAATTGCCCTGCCGGATAATTACGTTTCGGTCTGTCTCGTGCTCGTCCTTGTGCGCCGCTATGCGGTTCTCAATGATGGAATATCCCATGATGGCGCTTTTTTCTGTGCCTACCTTGCTGTACCCAGTGTCGGGCCAGTATGTCAAATCATACTGCCCGCTGTACCAGTCCTGGTTTGGATAGTCCGGATTGCCGCTTAAAAACAGGCGGTCGGTCGCACCATTCACGCCGAACAAAATGCCGATATTACATTTGTTGATTCTGTCCGCATAGCCTTTCACGGTACGGCTTGCGGTGATCTCAATGTTATCCTCGCCGGTAACAGGGCTTTTCCCCGGCGCAGTGTTGAACGTTACCACCCCAGTTGACGCATTGCAGCTGTATCCGCTTGTCATCGTCTCCCAGCTGCCGTTGCTCGTCAGCTTGCGCACCGTCACATTGGCGCTGTCCAGCCCGGAAAAACTCAAATGGTACTGGGTGCTGGTTCCGTCTGCTGAAAAAAGTTCCTTGAACTTCGGTTGCAGCAGGTTCAACGCGTCATACTGCTTGCCGCCGCCGGACGGTGCTTTTGCAATCGTCAGCGTCGGGATGCGGGCATTGTCGCTTGCTTTCTTGATGCTACTGCCGTCATAGACCAACAGGCATTTGCCGTCGGCAATGTACAGCTTATCGTCCATCTGCCAACTGCTGCTCCGCGCATCGGCCATCCCGGTATAAATGGCAGACCCGATGTCGCTGCCGCTCGTCGGTTTCAGGTACAGCGCCGTGCCCGCATGGATCAGCGTCTTGTCTTTCAGGATATGGCAGCCGTTGATGCGGGCAGGATAGGTGTACAACTTTTCATATCCCATTCGTTTGCGGACTTTGCCCGGTTCCGAACGGATGATGTTCTGCGCATTGGGGCTTTGGCTCGTGCTCACGTTGGCCGTGTTGCTCGTGTAGTCGATGCCCAGCAGCTTGTCGATCACCAGCTTGGAGCGGCTGATGTGCGTCGGAATACTGAATGTCGCCATCCTTACCACCACCCTGTATTGCTGGTAAATTCCTCTTTCGTCACAGCCTGCGGGTTGCGCAGCCGTTCAAAAGCGGTTTCAAATTCGTTGCGGTAGTAGGTCGCCACCGTAATGTCATCGTCCTTGTACAGCTGGCTTGCCATGTACAGCGGCAGCAGTACAACCGCGTCATCCGGCAGGTCAATCACCGTGTCGTCGGCGGTGGTCAGCGTCAGCATCTCGGGCTTTGCGTCATAAAAAAACTCAAACTCTCCCGCATAGCTGTCCGGGAATACCAGATACTTGCCGCCGTACAGTACAATGCCGCTCACCGGGGTTGGCGTTCCGTCTGCCATCTTGTAGATTTCCATGACCCCGGTGCGCCAGAAATTGGGAACCGCCTTTTCCAGGTCAACGGTCAGCGGCACGTCCGCCTCTTTGGTAAAGCGGCAGCTTTTGCGCAGGTATCGCCCCGCCGTGCACAGCATTTCAATGGCTTCGTTGGCGGCCTGCGGCATGGCGTTCATGTACTCTTTGTTCGACTCGTCCGGGTTCGTGATATCCGTTCCGTCAGAACTGAACATTTTTTGCAAGGTCGCCAGTTTGATTTCCTTCCAGGTCAACCGCATTCACCCCCTGTTCCATCTGCCGCTGTGCTTCCAGCTGCTTGTTGATATCTTCCAGCACCGTTGCCGCGTAAGGGTATCCGGTGCTCTTGTTCCATGTCCAGTAGGTTCTGGCGCTGTTCAAATCGCCGATTGGGCCAAACGCGCCCGCCTGGAAATCCACCTTTGCCATATCCCACAGCCGTTCACGGTTGCTGGCAAGGTTACTTGCCGGGTCTACCTCAATGATAAATTCATCGTTCCAGTACAATTCCCCGGCGGCGTCCCGCTTCAAAAACTCCATGCGGTCAAAGTGCCCATACTGTTTTTCGCCGTCCACGTCGGTATCCGTCATGGGATACGGCTCATCCGCATAGGCCAGCAAAAATTCAAACATCTTGCGGTACAGCTTGGCGTAGGCGTTGTTCTTCATCTCCCGCTTGGATTGCAAACGGCCCGCGCTCTGGTTCGCGCTGAACTGCTTTGCACTGCCGGATGTTGCAGAACTGTCGTACTTGCCCTGGAACGCGTCGGTGATGCCCAACGTCGATTTTGCCCAGTTATAGTTATATTCCAGCATATTCTGGTCGTTCTGCACATTGGGCTGCACGTTGATAACATCGATCATACTGCGCTGGCTAGGGTTCTCTATGCGCAGGATTTTTAACTCGTTGTCGTTCAGTTCTGCCTGCACACCCTCCGGCAGAATGACCCAGCTGCCGCCTTTCAGTAGCTTTTCCTGTATCTTCGTGCCGTATTTGTTTATGGCTTGCTGTTGGTCGGCCACAATGTCCACGTCCGATACGCCCAAGAACATATCCGATGCCGCAATGTTCACCCGCTCGATCAGGGGGAAACCTTGCGGCTTGTAAGCGGGTATCTCGTTGGCCTGCATCTCGCCGGGCATCAGGATAACTTCTCCGGTGTCGTTGTCCAGCTGTACGCTGCCATCCGGGTTCATGATGGGCACATCCTCACCCTGTACCTGTGCGGGCAAAATCTCGCCGCTGCTCATCGTCACATCCTGGGTCAGGGTAAGCGTCTGCACGGGCTGTTCCTTGAACTTCTTATTTCCGCAGACACATACATCCCCCACCCGGCGGCGTCCGCATTTTGTGCATACCTCCGCCGTTCGTGCGTAATAATCGGGGAAATCTTCCAACACCTGGCTACCTACCCAGCTGAACATCCCCACTGTGCCCTTATCATGCTTGTAGTACACAATGTTCTGGGTCACAACGCCTGTGTGTGTGCTGCCGTCGTCTCCGCCCCGGGCATCCGGCGCATCTTCTGTGTCGGTGTCCAGCTTAATGCCGTACCGCGCCTCCAGGGCTTCTTTACTCTTGGATATCTGCACAAACACATAATCCATGTCGTCCAGCTTGTACACGCCCGGCTGGGGGATGACCTGCCGCGGGTGGCGCAACTCGATTTCTACGTCGCCCAGTGTGCAGTGATACCCCGCCGCCGGGTTCCATTCCACATGGAAAAAATCAGCCCCCTGCACCGGCACGGTGCGTTCGCTGCGGTCGTTCAGCTCGGTAAAGTGCATCCGGCGTGCCTGGTTGCGCAAAAGGCTTTCCAGCTTGCGTGCCTTGTCCTCGTCCTCCCGGTGGATGGCCGTCACCTTCGGCAGCGGGTAGGTCGAATCCACCTGGCTCTCAATCAACTCATAGATGATATTGCGCACATTGGTGGCATCCTTCTTGGCCCCCTGTATCTCGTGGCTGCCGTAGTACATGGCCTCGCGCTTGCGCATCTTATCCAGCGTGCCGCTGTACGCAGATTTCGCGCTGGATAGCTTGCCCTGCCATTTTTCAAGGTCTTTTGTCTGCTTATCGTCTTTCTTCATATCGTCACTCCTGTGGGGTCACGCCCCCGCAAATGTGATAAAAAGCGGCCCTGCCGTAGCAGAGCCGCCAAAATTACTGCTTCTTGGTTCGCCGTTTCCGGGTGACTTCCCCTTGGCGCAAGCTGTCAGTGCCCGGGTGAGCCTCGTCGTTCTCTACTGCCCGGGAATAATACGTCCCGTCCCTGTTCACGGCCTCCACAACATACAGCCGCTTGCCGTCCTCAAAGGTTTCCCCGATTTTCAATCCTTTAGGAACCATGCCGCACCGCCTTAGGTCAGCGTGCTACCAGCAGCAGCGCCGCCCAAAATAACGTGCCGCCAATCTCCGAAACCGGCGCTGAAACGGCCACGGCAGGAAGTGATCAAATCCTGCGTCAGCGTGTCCACATTCTGGAAGGTCTCCATCGCGGTACGGTCATAGAACACGTTGCCCAGCAGGTCTTTGTTGGCCTGGCTGCTCATGATGATATAGGGGTTGCTTTCCTCCGCTGCCTGCCAATGATGGTCAACGATCAGCTTCCACATACCCTTGTTGACGTTCACATCGTTGAAGTTGCTGCCGACCTGCTGGTCACTGTTGGCAATCTTCTTTGCCAGCACGATCATATCGGGGCGGTTGGCAGGCAGGATGATGGTGTCGAACACATAGCCCATGTGGTTGCCGGAGGCATTCATGAAGTTGAAGCCGACATTCGCCAGCTTGTTCAGCATCGCGTCATCGGTGCCAAGCGCATTGGTGAACACATTGCTCTGTGCAGCAACGCCGGTATTGCCGGTATGGTCTTTGGCAAACAGAGCCTTGCCGTCCGCAGTGGTGGAATCCAGCCCGGTCTTTGCGCCGTAAGTAAAGGTAGCGGCGGCGCTGGTCAGTGCGCTGGAAGCAAACACAGCACGGCTGCGCTTGTAGGCACGCACATAGGCTGCGGCGCGGGCAGCGGCCATATCGAACTGGTTGTCCTCGATCATCGTCTTGGTGATGCGGAACGCTTTCTTGAACTCCGAATGCTGGATAAGCTTGGGTTCCACCTCGCCGAAATCATCAAGCGGGCTGGACGCGCCCTCATCGACCAGATCAAAGTTGGAGAAGGTAGACATACCGGCGATCTTCTCGCCAAAACGCTTGGACTTCTTGACATTGAACAGCGCTTTCACAAGCTCGTCATCGTTGTTCTTCTCGTTGTCGGTGTCCTTCATTTTCATGGTGAGCAGGTCAGCCCACTCATTCCAAAAATCATTGGCAAGGCCGCTTGCCTTACTAAAAATAACTGCCATAGTCAGTCTCCTTTACACAAAAATCAAATTGAGTTGTAGAGCTTCTGCAGCTCATCTTCGCTCTTGTCCGGGAAATACTCACGTGCTTTCGCAAGCATCCCGCTACTCATGGTCTTTTCCTTGCCCGGCATATTGGCCCCTCCGTGGGACGCCAGATGTCCTTTGCCGCGTGCAGCGTTGATAGCCGCCTGTCGCCCTGCCGCTGTGCCGCTCTGTACGGCCTTGCCATAGTTGACCGCCTTATAGGCTGTCACCATATCCAGGCCCTTGTTCTGCACCAGGTTCACGATCTCGCCAAAATTCTCCATGTTGGCAAGGTCAGCAACGCTTTTCAGGCCCGGTTCCAGCTTTTGCAGCTCGGCAAAATCAGCGTTGAACGCCGCCTGCGCCTCGTCGTTGACCCGTGCCGCTTTCAGCTCTTCCATCTCGGCTTTCAGCTGTGCTTTCTCTGGGTCGTTGTCAATGATGCGCTGCAAGGCGGCACGCTGTTCTGCCGTCTGGTTGGCCGTAGCCTGTTCAATGGCCCGCTGTCGGGCAATGCGGTTCTGGGCATCCATCGCGTCAAAGTAATCCTGCATCGTATGGATAGCCGCGCCGGTCTCGGGGTTCTTGTACCCGGCAAATCGCTGTGCAAACTGTCGGTCTACGCGCTGCTGTGCCTCTCGCTCGCTGCGCTGGCGGGCAATGGCCCATACATTGTTGGGAATTTCCGGCTCCTGCGCGGGGGCAGTTTCCGTACTTTCCACATCAGTTTCCACGTTTTCCACAGTTTCCACGTTTTCTTCCGGGGTGTTCTCAATCTGGTCGGCTACGCCAGCGGTCACGCCGTTCTCAAACTCGTCCATAGGTTCCTCCGCGTACAACGCCCGCCGGCTAAAAATTTGTATAAAAAAAGCGCCTACCATCTCTGGTAAGCGCTTCTTCTATCATTTTCTTTGCCTTCCCCTGTTGGGGAAGGTGGCCCGCAGGCCGGATGAGGGGCGGCTTTGTCGCTATTGCCCCGCTTTTCCTTGTGCTCCCACCGGGTAATTCACCCGCATCACCGCAACGTCGGGGGCTTTCTCCCCCATTACGTGCCCAAAATCAGGGCACTGCTTGTTCCGGCAAATGAATTTCAGCACTTCGTGCTCGGAATCGGTGCGGCACTCTATGCCGCAGGTCTGGCATCTCATGCAGGACTCCCCCATTTCTCAATCAGCATTTTGCGGTCACTCGGGCTTGCGTTCTTGTAGTCCTCGTACATATCCGCCGTCCAATGCCGCTTTTTGATATTCACCGGCTTTTTCGCCGGGCTTGTCCACCAAACGCAAAAATAGCGCAACGCATCAGGGAAATGCGTCAATCCGTGCGGATTCTTCGCATATACATCAGGGTTTTTATCATCCTTCTGTATCTTCGTCAGGCACGTCCACAACTCGCCCGGCTTGTAGAACGTCAGATACCCCTTCCCTGTTTTCTCGTCCTTGCGCAGCCATTGTTTCATGGCCGCACACCCGGCAGGAAAATCGCGGGAACTTTGCACCAGCGGCAGATGCGCTTCGCTGAACAGCTGTGCACGGCTTTTGCCGCTCTCCTGGCTGCGGTTCCACAAATCAGGCGGCGCAAGGTACATATCAATTTCCTCGCCCTCGGAATCTCGCAAAATCAGGTCTGCTGCCTCGCCTATCGTCTTGTTCGGCCCGCCGTCCACCCGGTACACCGTTGCATGGTTGTTCGGGTCAACGGCAATCCAGATGGCCGCCAACATATCAAGGCCGTAGTCAATCGCTACATAGCGCCTTAGCGGCCCTGTGGGCGGTGCATCGACCAAGTGGGTATCTTTATCAAGTTCACTAAAAAAGCGCCCTCCGGGTGCGGAGAGCGCTTCTTCCTCTGTTGCAGGGTACTCCTGCATTGTTTTATCTTCGCCCAGCGCAGCGACCGTCTGTGCGTACCACTTTTCACTGCGGCGCGGGTCAGTGCTCCAGGGCAAAAACAGCTTGGTAAAGCCGTTGCCGGGGTTTGTGTAGATTTCCTCAAACAGCGTTCCCAGCTTGATGGTAGACAAGCCAATGACCCGCCCGCCGAACGGTCGGTTGATAACCGGGTATGCCGCCTGCCAGATTTCCTCTGCGTACTGCTGGAACGCCCATTCGTCTATCACGATCAAGTCGGCAGTAAACGAACGGCCTGCCGCAGGACTTGACGGAAAAGCCTTAAACACGCTCTCCGGGCCGTCCGGCCACATCACAACTACCTGCATCGTGCTTTTGTAGAACGCAGGCCCTGTCCACCCCGGGATACTGCCGCCCGGCGTGTCCACCTCGCGGATAAATTCTGGCATATACCGCAGAATCACCGCCAGGCGGCGCACAAGCTCTTTGGCCTCGTCCTCCGACCGGCTCAAACCTATGGCAGTACGGCCTGTGTTCAGTGCCACAAGCCGCGCCACTTCCACCAGCGCCAGCCAGGTAAACCCCAGCTGCCGCGCTTTCAGCACGCACACAAGCCGATTCCCTGCAAACACCGTCAGGGCTTTTTTCTGCCCATCCCACAGCGTAAATGGCTGTATCAGCTCGTCCGCGTCCTTGTCCTCAATGTGGCAGTACGTCTCACAAAAATAAACGGGGTCTTTGCGGCACGCTTCCCGTTCCAGCTCTCTCGCTTCTTCCAGTGTCACCGCATCACCCCATTTCCTCAAAAATTCCCCTAACCCGCCCTACCGGTCTCTGCTATGCCGGTCTCACCCGTTGCGGGTAGCAATTCCGCAACGCTACAGGCGGCATCCAGTGCTCCGCGCGTGATGGTCCGCCTGCATACAGTCAGTGTTTAACGTGCCTGCTGTACGCACGTCTGCTTTGATGTAATTGGTTTCGGCGATGCGTAACTGCGTCAGTAACGGAGTCCGCACAAGCAGATGCCGAGCAGACTTTTTCAGGCTCACAAAGTCCCGTTGCGACCTGCCATCGCGCCGCGCTCCTGATCGGCTTGCCGCTTTGCTTACAGCGTTCAGGTTATCTATCGCGTTTTGCCTGCGCCGGGCTTTCACCGGTGGGCGCGACCCAGCATTGGTGCAATCAACTGGATTTGAACCTGTAACTCACGCTCGAGCCGTGGCTTTGCCAATTAAGCTATGATTGCAAATAAAAGGCGCGGCAGTTGCGCGTGTTGCACACCGTGCAAGTTATAAGCAAGTTGTTATTTAACGTATTACCGTCTTATATTAAAAAACCTGCCACATACTTACACGCTTTTGCAAGTTGTGTGCACCAGAGGCTTGCCGCGATCTGTTTAATAAGAACCCCAAAGCATCAGCGTCGCCCAATTATAGGGCCGCTTACCGCTAGGGGGTTGTTCAGAACCCGCCACATGGTACGCACTGTCAGTAGGCGCATGGCGGCTGCCTAACGGGGAACACAATCGCCGCGTCCGGCTCTGCTACCTTTACCCGTATCATCGGCCTTGGTACTGCACATAGGCCTTGCACCTTTGCCGCGCCGTTGCTTGCGGAACGCAGCGCTCATACCATTTTGGTAACGTCACCCAAATGGTCAGCTATGCAGCATATAAAACGCACAACATGGCAACCCGTAAGGGACTCGAACCCTTGTATCGCGCGTCCTTCCTATTAGACGAACCGGCTCCCATGTTGTGTATGGCGCAGAACAGAGGACGCGAACCCCAGCCGCCACCGGCGGCCAATCGGTTTAGCAAACCGTTCCCGCTCCTCGCGGGTTTATTCTGCAAATAAAAAAGCGCCCTGCCGTAGCAGAACGCTTTGCATCAATTCAATTCAATGTTTTCTAGAACAGCCCTCAATTCCAGAATGTGCAGATATTGACCCATTGAAGCCTGCTGTTCTCTTAAAACATCGTATGGACAGTCGTGTTTCGGCCCAATAGTATAAGGGCTACGTCTATGAGCTTCAATCTTTGTATTTAGCTCTTTTAGTTTCTCGTAACGAATCTTGGTCTGCTCATACTCAGCAACGAAACGTCGCTTGTAATCGTCGCTTGTCATGTCCTGAATAGTGTCGCGCAATTCTTTCATAACTAGCCTCCGCAGCTTTCATATTGTGGCCGCTGGGTCTTGAAGCGGACGGCCCTAGTCCCATAAGCAGTAGGAGGTACTGTCTCCGCACCGTGAAACTCAAAATTTCAAAATTTTATTTTTTTAGGGAACCTATTCCATTTTGGAATGAAATCTCGCATAGGGGGGATGCCCTATTTTTGCCCCAATCGCATAAGCGTCACGAATGATTCTTTCCAAAAGTTCTTCTACAGTGTAACAATCGTACCATGCAGGCCCTTGTTCTCCTACTGGACCGGTGTTGTCGGCGTTGTATTTTTGTCGCTCCATTGCTCACACCTCTTAAATTTTATTTTTGAATGCGCTGGGGGAACGAACATATTCGTACTGGGCCGCGCTCTTCGCACGACCCGGCCCGCCCCTCATAGGGGGATACCCCCACCCCCTACCCTGCCGACCTCCGGCCCGGAATCTACCACTAAAAAAAATAGACCCCCGCCCCTTCCTTGATGCCATCCAGCAGCCCCCGCAGGCTTTCCGCTTTCCGGCCTTCCTTCATCCTCAAACCCCGCCTATTTCGCTAAATACTTATTTAGCGAACATCAATTTCACGTTACATCGTCCTTTTGCATCCGCTGCTGAATGTTTTGCAACATTTTTCTATCCGCGTCGGTCATCGTCTCGGCTGTGATCTCCATCTGGTCCGCCGGTTTATCTCCCGCAGAATCGCGCACGAACACTGCTGCTTTGACGTCTCCTGCCTTCGCTTTAGCCGCCATCGCAATAGCAATGCTGTCGTATACGGTTATCGCCTTCCCCTGCTGTTGTGCTCGCTGTTGCGCCCTCTCTGCTAGCTCCTGATCCTCTATCCCTGTTATATCGTCTGCCTGCTGCAGTAAGTCGTTGTAGATGTCCTTAATAGTCCGTCTCTTCGCTTGTAGCTCGTTGCTTGCTGCTGCTCCTGCCTGTTGGATTGCCCGCTTGCGTTCTGCTGGCTGATCTCCTATGGATTTTGGAGACAGCGCCGCAATCTGCGACGGTTTAACCACTCGGCCTAGACTGTCCACCAGTTCCCCGCGCTCTGCCTGCTGCCTTGCTCGTTCAACACCCTGCTGCGCCTTGCTCATCTTCTGGACGGCCTGCGCCGCCTTTTTTTCTGCCATGTTGCCGCCCTCCTGCCTTAAAAAAGCAACAAAAAAAGCGCCCAAGCCGAAGCCTGGACGCCATAAACCAAATTTTTCGCGTTGAAACGTTAAAACTGTATAATGAGTGAGCCCCGCCGCGGGAGCTCGCTTCCTCGCGGGTTCGCTCATTATACATATTTTACTACGCAAGTGCGATTTTGTCAAGTGTTTTTCGGTTTATCGTGATTTTCTCGTTGCAGTCTCGCATCTACTGCCTCAAGAATATAGCCGTTCACGCTTTCCCCGGCTGCTGCTGCTGCCTGCTGGATGGTTTCCGCCGTTTCCGGCTGCATCCTAACTGTAATGGTTTTGAGCTTTGCCAAGTATCGCGCATTCCCGGCCCGTTTTGCATCGGTGGACATTCTGCGTTCCTCCTTTTGTATAGTACCCACATTATAGCACAGAGCACCGAATCATGCAAGCATGTACAAATTGCATAGATTCATGCTAGCATTATTGTGCATTTCTCCAATCTTCATGATAGCATGTTGACATTGTTCATGCTAGCATGTATAATACAGACATCGAAAGCAAACAACCACCAAACAAAACAGGAGGCCTACAAAATGACTACCACATATAAAACTTACAAATGGTTCACCCCCCGCCCCAGCACCATCACCGAAGGAACCGCAATGTACAGAGACCTTGCCAGCAAGCACCACCCCGATCACGGCGGCAGCGTCTCCGACATGCAGGAGATAAACGCCGAGTGGGACGAGCTGAAACCCACGCTCCCCCGCTTCTGTTCCGAACAGGCCAAGCAAGGCCGCCAGCAGTACGAACAGACCAAAGCGGCAGAGGATGCAGAGGCCGTAAAGATGGCCGAAGAGCTGGCCAAGTGCCCGGGCCTGAAGTTCGATGTTGTGGGCTCTTGGATCTGGGCCGACACCAACCACAAGTGGTTACGCACTCTTGAAAAGCTCGGTTTCCGCTGGTCTGCGAACCGCTGCAAGTACTATTGGCATCCGCAAGGCGACACCAGCCGCCGCAACCGTAAAGCCAGTTACCAAGAAATTTATAACAAGTACAGCGGCCAGAGCTACCAGACCCGCGACCGCGAAACCATCCCCGCCTGATACCTTGCAGGGCCGCACAGCAAAGCGACCCTACCCCACTACAAAAAAAGAAAAGGAGCAATAAACAATGACCAGAGAACAGATTTTAGAATGGTGCGAGGAGCGCGTGAAACTGCCGTGTTCCTATGACGACGGCGGTTATACCTCTACAAGTTCCTACCACGTCCGCGAGTGGCCGAACGGCGACCGCTACGAGTACCGCAGCACTCAGGACAGTAACACCAACATAGAGACCATCACCGTCAAAATCAACGGTGAAACCGTCTTGACAGAAATTGCTAAATGCTGAAAGGAGCAACCACCATGAAAACCCTACACCACACCCAAACCACCTGGCAAGGCCGTAAGATCATCATCGACGCGGCAGACCTCACCGCCGAATGCGGCTATATCGAAGTTATGGCCATGTACCCCGATGGCCGGGAAATTGAGTGCTACCACACCCACGACCCGGAGGACGCCCGCCTCATGTTCAACCACTACTGCGACCTGGCCGCCGACCGGCCCACCGCCGACACCTACACCCGGCAAGACTGGGAACGCACCGGAGTTTTTAACGCCCGCCCCGGCCAGGCCATTACCTCCGACGTGTACAGCGATATGCTGAACTGTATGCCTCCGTACAGCCTGCCGCGCGATCTGCGGCGCGATGGTCACAAGGGCTTTTTGATGGGCGAACCGCAAAGCAGCGATGCACAAGGGCTGTTATATATGGCTTTTGTCCGTCACGGCCTGCAGCACTTCTATTATGGACTTGTCCACCGCTGAAACTCTCGCAGGGCTGCACAGCGCAAAGCAGCCCCGCCCCATAACCCAAAATCTGAAAGGAGTCAATACACATGATTACCGGAATTAAAAGCATCGACCACCGCGCCGCCACCCGCACTCTGTACGAGCTGGACGGCACTACACCGCGCGGCGAGAGCATCGGCGTGGAGTTTACCGCCTGCACCAACGACGGCAGCAAGCACAGCTTGCCGAACATCTGGCACAAGGCAGGATATACCCCCGCCCCTCTGCCCTCTTACTGGGCTGTTGACGTTTACGCCACCGACGCCGCCGGATGCTGGGGACGCTACAACCCCACCGAGAAGCGCCACCCCACCGAGCCGCGAATGGTGCTTGATTTTGATTGGGTTCTACCCGCCACGCCTGCCAACCGTCACAAAATCCTGGCCGAGATCATCCGCCGGGCAAATAAGGAGTAACCATCATGAAGAAATTTATTCTATCCGTCATCATCGCCGCCGCGCTGGCGGCATCCTTCGCTGCCGGATGCCGCGCCACCATGTTAAGCGCTCGCCTAGTCTCCACATCCGACAGCGCCCGCCTTCATCCTTCCTATATCATCTCGTACCGCTTCGGCCCGCTCTGGTTTAATGAAATCTACGATTGAATATCGGCCCGCCCTGTGCTACACTAAGAATAAATAAAAACAGGAGGTTTCCACCATGACAGAACCAATTAAAAACGTCGGCTTTTTCTTTGAATCCCGCATCCCTATTTACTTGCTGAACGGTCACTACTACGCCGCCTACGGCTGGAACGGTGAGGAATATCTGGACAGCTGGGAATGCGCAGACTTCAAATATGATACCGGCTACGGTGTCAAGCCAGGCACGGACTGCACGCTTCGGCCAGTCTACGCTTTCCAGGCCGACGGCATCGACCTGGACAGCCTTGACGAGGCATCCCAAGAATTTGAAGACGCCATTCAAATTGTAGATTTCGATATTTGTTAAAACATTCTACGCCAGCGGGAAGCTCCCGCTGGTATTTTTTTGCACCAAATTCGCACCAAAATCCCCATAATACGGATTGTAAAACGTGTTCGCACCATGAATGCACCAGAAAAAATATTCATTTTCAAGCATTTTTGAACGTTTTGGAACATAGAAAAAGCAGCTAAACAACGTTGTTTAGCTGCTTTTTCTCGGCTTATCGCCAATATTCATTTTGGAGCGGGATACGAGTCTCGAACTCG